GACTGTCATACCGACTGGCGCGCATCTGGAACCCGCAAATGGCCGTGGCACTCAAGGCTCAGGCCGATGAGAGCTATGCCATCGCATCCAACCAGAACGTGGAGAATGTCGGCACGTACATTTCACCCATGCTTTCGGGATATTTTAGATAATGGCATACGCATCCAGATCAGGTAAGGCGAGAACGTCACGGGTATCCCCGCAGGCTCACGCGATCTGTGATCGGTGCGGTGGCCGCTACAACCATACCAGTCTAAACTGGCAGTATGACTGGGCTGGCGCGTCGATCATCAATAAGCGTATCTTGGTGTGCAGGCACTGCTTGGATAACCCACAGCAGCAGCTTCGCGCCATCGTGCTGCCCGCAGACCCTATTCCGATCTTGAACCCGCGCCCAGAGCAATTCGAGCGCGCCGAGACTGATTACCGCCTGACGAGCTTGCCCGCGACCATGAACGCCAAGACTGGCCTCATGGTGCCAGATGGCGACACCCGCATCACCGAAAACGACAAGAAGCGCGTTGTCCAGCAGACAGGATTTGCGGATGGCAGCCTCAATGAAAGACCTGGCACTGATCCCAATGCCCCAGGTGACAATGACCCAGGTTTGCCGTATGGTAACACTGAAGTTCCAGAGACAGGGCCGATCTGATGGCAAACGTACAAATCCCCAATCTCCCTGCGGTTGCCGCCCTATCTGGGGCCGAACTGTTTGAGGGTGTACAGGCTGGCACATCCGTAAAGATTAGCTTGGATCAAGTCATCGCTGCTGCCCGCATTGGCACCCCAGCGACACTTCCTTTTTCAGTCAGTGTGGGCGGCACGGGTGTAACAACCATCACTGGCTACATCAAGGGTAGCGGTACGACTCCATTCACTGGATCGGCAACCATACCAAATACCGACATCACTGGACTTGGAACCATGTCCACCCAGAACGCCAACAGCGTGGCCATCACAGGCGGCTCCATCACTGGCATCACCGATCTGGCGGTGGCCGATGGCGGCACAGGTGTATCAACCCTGACTGGATATGTGAAGGGAAGCGGCACCTCGCCACTCACCGCGTCCGCAACCATCCCAAGCACCGACATCACTGGACTTGGAACCATGTCCACCCAGAACGCCAACAGCGTGGCCATTACTGGCGGGTCGATCACTGGCATCACTGACCTCGCCGTGGCTGATGGTGGTACTGGGCAGGGCAGCCCCCTGACGCAGTACGGCTTAATTTATGGAGACACCACTACATCGATGGCGTCTACGGCGGCTGGAACGGCAACTCAAGTGCTTCACGGGAACCCCTCTGGCGCTCCTACTTTCAGCGCAGTAAGCCTTACATCTGACGTTTCTGGAACCTTAGCTGTAGGAAACGGCGGAACTGGGGTCACAACAAGCACTGGGAGTGGCGCAGTTGTCCTTGGGACAGGCCCAACAATCACCGCTGCGGCTTTAAACGGTACGGTAGGCGCTACAACCCCATCAACTGGCGCATTCACCACCGTAACAGCGTCAACTAGCGTTCTGTCCACTGGTACGGGCGGAATTGGATATGCCACTGGCGCTGGGGTTGCCGTTACGCAGTTGACAAGCCGCACCACAACCACCCCTACCACGGGCGCGAGTTCCACTGGGTCAATTACAGTGTTTACCGCCACGGCGGTCGTGGGGACGTACTTCTCGTTTACCGTCCCAAATACAGGCATAGCTACAACCGACACCGTGGTTCTCACCGTACGTGGCAGCACCAATACCTATGTTGCTAACTGCACATCAATTATAGCTGCAACATCATTCAGGGTCACAATGGTTTCCGTTTCTGGCGTTGCCTCAGACACTCCAATTGTGAACTTTACCATCATCAAGGGGGTGTCTGCATAATGGACGTCTTGGAGTTCATCGTGAAATGGGCGGTGGCACCAGTGATTGGCGTTCTCTTTGCGATGTACAATCGTCAGCAGTCACATTCTACTGACATTGCCGTGTTAAAAGCCACGGCAACGGCCAACAAAGAAGCTCACGACCGAGAGTTTAAGCAGATACAGGACAGCTTCAAAGCTGTCTTTATGAAACTGGATGACATCGAAAGGGCATTACGCAAATGACACGCATATTTGGATCACGCAGCCTGAAGAACATGAAGGGTATCCACCCTGATCTGCGCCTTGTTTTGGATAAGGCGCTGCAAGACAGCCCGCTGGACTTTGTGGTGATTGAGGGGCTGCGCACCGTCGAGCGCCAGAAGCAGCTTGTGGCCAGCGGCGCATCTAAGACCATGAATAGCCGCCACATCACGGGTCACGCAGTTGACCTTCTGCCTATTGGGCTTGACGGTAAGCCCGCCTTCGATTGGCCGCTGTATGACCAGCTTGGCCCCGCCGTAAAGAAGGCTGCCGCCGATTTGGGTATTGAGTTGGATTGGGGCGGCGACTGGAAGAAGTTCAAGGACGGCCCGCACTTCGAACTTGACCGCACGGCATACCCTGTTGGCGAGTGGGAAACCAAGGCCAAGGCACCTGAAGAGCGCACGAGCGCCGCGCAGTCTACAACAGTGCAGGCATCCGCCGTGCAGATCGTATCTGGCGCAGGCGCAGGCATTGCAGCCGTCGGCTCGCTGGATGGCACGGCCCAGATCGTTGCATTGGCATTCGCAGGGGTGGTGATGCTCGCGGCGCTTTGGATCATGCGTGAGCGCCTCCGCAAGTGGGCAGATGGTGACCGCTGATGTTTGGATGGATCAAGCGCACCGCGATGTGGGTCGCGGGGATTGCCGCCCTTTTGTTTGCGGCGTGGATGGCTGGGCGGCGTGATCAGCGCCAACAGTCCGCCGTCGAGGCAGCCGAATCCTATATAAAAACCCGAAAGGAAATTGATGATGTTGAAAAAGCTATTGGTGATGACCCTGCTGTCCTTCGTGAGTGGCTGCGCGAGCGTGGTAAGCAGTAACGCTATTTGCGATGGCACCGCCGATAAGAGGACAAACCACGCCGCCGCCCTTGCCGAAGATGGCGGCGACAAGTCCGTTGTGACTGGTGCGATCTTAATTGCGTCAATCGATAGGGCCTGCAAATGAACCGATCACAACTTCTTGATACCGCAAAGCAAATAGTCACCAAAGATCGAGCCGCCACCCATGGAAGCGCGGAAGACAACTTTGAGACTATTGCAAGGTACTGGTCTGTCCACTTGGACATCCCGATTACAAAGGAAGATGTTGCCGTAATGATGGTTCTCTTGAAGGCCGCGAGGATCAAGTCAAATCCAAGTCATATCGACAACTGGATCGATGGCATCGGATATTTTGCCTGCGGCGGTGAGATCGCAACGTCTATTGGATAAGTGGCGGATTTAGTCTATAGTGCCTGAAAACGTAAGGTGACCTCATGGTTGGACTGACATACGCAACGTACAAGACGCAGATCGCGCAGATGGCCGTGGTTGAGGAGGATGATGTCAACTTCTTGGCAATTCTTCCCTCAATGATCGACTACGCCACTTTGCGCATCAACCGTGACCTTGACCTTTTGATTACATCGGCATCCCTGTCTGGGGTCAATTACAAGCTGACAACTGGAAACAGGAACCTGTCTTTCAGCCAAAACCTTGCTGGAGGATCGTACTTTGTTGTCAGTGAGCAAATCAACTTAATCACCCCCGCTGGGCAAACTGACCCAAACTCCAATAATCGCATACCGCTCCTGCCAGTGACCAAAGAGTTCTTGGATGCTGTTTTTGGGTCTGCATTGACTGCAAATAGGGGTCAGCCAAAATACTTCGCCCCATTTAACGACACGTTATTTCTCGTTGGGCCTGTTCCAGATGTTGACTATTATGTTGAAGTGGTGGGTACGGTTCGACCTGCGCCGCTATCAGAAGATGTGCCAACCACATTTATCAGCCAGTATCTGCCAGACCTCCTGATCATGGCATCCATGATCTACATCTCTGCCTATCAGCGCAACTTTGGCAGGCAGTCAGACGATCCCCAGATGGCGCAGAGCTATGAAAGCCAGTACGGCACCCTACTCAAGTCTGCAATGGTTGAAGAGGCGCGGAAGAAGTACGAGGGTGCGGCGTGGTCATCTCAAGCGCCCGCCCCTGTCGCATCACCAACGCGAGGCTGATAAATGCCACACGCAAGCCTCAAGCTAATACCAGGTGTTGACCAGAACAGGACACCCGCCCTGAATGAGGCGGCTATCTCTGAGAGCAATCTGATCAGGTTTGTGCCAGATCGGCAGGGCCTTGGGCTGCCTCAAAAGCTTGGAGGCTGGACGCAGTTTGTCAGCAATGCTCAGTCTTCGGTTGTGCGCGCCCTGCACTCTTGGGCCAACATAGACGGCGAATCTTATTTGGCGATTGGGGATGAAGACAGCCTAAACATTGCAACCGCTAACGGCCCCTCATCTGAAATATCTCCACAGTTCTACGAATATAACCTGCCAGTGTCGGTTGACACGGTGAGCGGGTCAGCCACCGTTACTATTGACGATACAAATTCAAACATTTCATCGTACGATGGCGTAAACATCCTAACCCCAATCAGCGTGGGCGGCATTATTTTGTCTGGGTACTACCCTCCCATTGCGCTAAACGCCAACTCTTATCAGGTTGTCGCCAGAAACATTATTGGCCTGACAACTCCCGCCACGGCAACCGTCAACAACAGCGGGGCCGTTCCCGTGTTTGATTCCACGAGCGGACAAGTTAATATTAAGGTGACGCTAAACGATCACGGTTATACTGCTGGATCGACATTTGCCATTTTGGTTCCAGTGAGCGTTGGGGGCTTGACCCTTTACGGAAATTACATCGTACTTGATATACCTGCACTGACAGCAAATGATTTTTACATTGCGGCGGAGAACTCTGCAACATCGACTCAGACCGTGTCAATGAATGGGGGTGCCGCAAGGATCGTCTACTACGTGGGCAAGCAGAACATACCGCCTCCAGGTGGCTTTGGTGACGGCCTCTTTGGCGCTGGCGGATTTGGCACGGGCGTAACCTCAAGTGGTGGCCGTCAACTTGCCATTGCGTCAATATCCGCATCCAGCCTCGTGGCAACGGTGACGGTAAATCAGGTTCTGTATGTCGCCCCAAATACGCGAATTACAATTACTGGCACCACAAACTACAATGGGACGTTCGTTGTCACGGCGGCAACTTCTGGCGCTACCAGTACATTCTCCTTTGCGGTGACAACAAATCCCGCAACCGAGACATCTGGGACTGTCACCACTGATTCGTGGGGCTTTCCCCCTGGTGTGTACAGTTCCACCAGTCAAAACGTGTCTGCACCCCTTGAGGTCAACGATTGGTCTTTGGACAACTGGGGCGGCTTCTTAATGGCAAGCCCAACCAACAGCGGCCTGTTCTATTACGACACTCTGGATGGCGGCAATCACGCAAACGTTGTTCCCTATGCCCCCACAGTCAGCGAAGGCTTCTTTGTGTCGATGCCAGAGCGTCAGATCATTTGCTACGGCACGACATTCAATGGCATAAAAGACCCACTTCTGGTGCGCTGGACGGACATTGGCAACTTTACCAGTTGGGTTGCCACGGTCAGCAATCAGGCGGGTTCTTTTCGCATCCCGAAGGGGTCTAAGATCGTTGGCGGAATGCAGGGGCCACAGCAGGGCCTTCTGTGGACGGACACCAATTTGTGGTCGATGCAGTACATCAACTTGCCACTGGTATATTCGTTCAACGAGATTGGCGCGGGCTGCGGTTTGATTGGCCGAAAAGCCATGGGAACCATGAGTGGTATCGTGTACTGGATGAGCCAGAGCCAGTTTTTTGTCTTGGCTGGGGGTGGCGTTCAGCCGCTGCCATGTCCCGTCTGGGATGTCATCTTCCAAGACCTAGACACAGATTACCTCAGCAACATTCGTTGCGCACCCAACAGCCGCTTTGGCGAGATTTCTTGGTATTACCCAACCACAGGGTCGAATGGTGTCCCCACAAAGTACGTCAAGTACAACACCCTGCTCCAGCAGTGGGATTTTGGTACGCTGACCCGCACAGCTTGGATTGATCAGGGCGTGTTCGGGCCACCCATTGGCGCTGATGATGACGGCATCATATACCAGCATGAGACATCTCAGAATGCCGCTGGCGGCACGATGGACGCATATGTTCAGACAGGCTACTTCGCCCTCAGTGAGGGGGACAATATGACGTTCCTTGATCAGGTCTGGCCAGACATGAAATGGGGATATTACGGCGGATCAAATAATGCCAACGTCAATATCACGTTCTACGCTGTGGACTACCCAGGCCAGACACCCAGAGTTTATGGGCCGTACAACGTAAACCAAGGTACAGAGTACATCTCGCCACGCATTCGTGCGCGCCTGATCTCAATCAAGATTGCGGGCAGCCAGATCGACACATTCTGGCGATTGGGTAACATCCGATACCGCCTCCAGCCAGATGGGAAATATTGATGGCATCTCTGTCAGACATTCTTACCGCCGCCAAGAACCTTGTCACCTCGGTGAACCAGCTTGGCCAGACATACCTCAAAATCAACGGAACCGCCCGATCATCCACCCTGACCGCCACCACTCTGGTAGCCAACGGCCAAGGCAGGCTTGCGTCAATCAGCGTTGTGGTCGCTGGCAGTTCCGCCTGCGTGGTGTATGACAGCAACAACGCATCCAGCTTGACCAGCAGCTTGGCGGCAGTAACAAACGCCATTGGCGTGACGGTGATCAATATGCCATACAACAATGGCCTCGTCGTTGTCCCAGGCACTGGTATGACTGTCGTTGTCTCGTACTCTGAGGGAGCATAAAATGCCGCTAAAGCATGGATCATCGCAGGAAACCATTTCTGATAATATCTCAGAGATGGTGGACGCTGGACACCCACAGGATCAGGCTATCGCCGCAGCCCTCAGAACCGCTCGCGCGCGCGGTGGAAGGACAAAGGTTCACAAGGGTGCCATCCACAGTTCTGTGGCTGGCCGCACAGACCACCTCCCGATGCATGTGGCATCTGGCTCCTACGTCATCCCCGCAGACATCATCTCGGCTATGGGCGAGGGCAACTCCATGGCGGGCTTCAAGGTCGCCAAGAACATCTTCTCTGGCAAGGGGCCGTACGGGCAAAGCGGGATGCCATACGGGGCCAACGGGCTTCCATACGGCGTTCCAGCCCCACGCAAGGCTGAGGGTGGTGATGTTGATTCAGTACCCATCGTTGCGGCTGGCGGCGAGTATGTGATACCACCCGAAGACGTTGTCGAGATTGGCAAGGGCGATCTGGATCACGGCCACAAAATCTTGGACGCATTTGTAAAAAAGATGCGCCAAAAGACAATTAAGACTTTGCAGAAGCTGCCTGGCCCGAAGAAGGATTAAAGCATGGATGAGATCAAGGTTCGCATTGGCGTTGCGGAAGATTTTAATGAGATGATGCGGCTCTCAATTGCGGCGACACAGGAAAACGCCTTCATTGCGCCAGACCTCGGCCTGCTTGCAAACCAAGTCTATAAGTCCCTGATCCAGCAGGGCGGCGTGGTGGGTGTGATCGGTGATGAGGTTGGCGGAAAACTTGAGGGCGCGATCCTGCTCAATATCGGCCCAGTGTGGTATAGCGCGGAGCCTGTCCTTGAAGAGAAGGCGATCTACGTTGACCCTGAGTACCGCGCCGCAAAGGGCGGGCGCGCGCGCAAGCTCGCTGAGTTTGCAAAGAGGATCGCAGAGGAACTTGAGCTACCACTTGCCATTGGCGTTTTGTCAAACAGCAGGACTGAGGCGAAGATTCGGCTCTACGAACGAACCTTTGGTAAGCCTGCGGGTGTGTACTTCCTTTACAATGCAAAGACTGGTATAGTTTCCGAAACCGAGGGGTAATCCAATGGGCGGCAAGACAACAACCTCAACGAACAAGGTCACCATTCCCAAGGATGTCCTTGATCGGTATAATGCCATCAATGCTCAGGCGGCGCAAGTTGCCCAGAACCCGTTCCAACAGTACGGCACTAAGCCAGAGGATTTTGTCGCCCAGTTCAACGAACAGCAACTGAAGGGTGTTGAGGGCATCAATACCGTCGCTGGTATGGGGCCAGTGTATGAAAACGTGGACAAGTATCTCAACCCCTACATTAAGAACGTTGCTGACACTACCCGCGCGCAAATAGAGCAAGCCAATGAGCAGGCGCAGTCTGGCGCACTCGGCACCGCCATACAGTCCAATGCATTCGGTGGCGACCGCGCTGGCGTTGCCGCCGCAAACCTTGCAGGGCAGCAAAATCTTGCCATGGGTTCGACCATGGCAAACATCTACAATCAAGGTTACACGCAGGCTGTTGACACCAGTATGAATGACAGGAACAGCCTGTTGGGCGTTGCTGGTGCGCAGTTGGGCGCAGGTACTCAGATGCAGCAGACCACGCAGGCTGGCATTGACGCTCTGATCAATCAGTTCCAGCAGGAGCAGGGCTACCCATTCCAAGTGGCGCAGTTCTTGGCCAACATTGCCATGGGTACTGGCGCGCTGTCTGGATCGACCACGACATCGACGCAGATTGCCCCATTCTTCTCGGATCGCCGCCTCAAGCACGACATCAAAAAGATTGGCGAGGCAGACAATGGCCTGCCGATCTATACCTTCAAGTACAAGGGTGATGAGCATCACCAAACCCATGTCGGCTTCATGGCTGATGAGGTTGAGAAGAAGAACCCTGAAGCTGTGGGTCTCGACCCAAGTGGTTACAAGACCGTTGACTACAACAAGGCCACGGAGAGCATGGGCGGCGCGGTCAAGGCGTTTGCTGACGGCGGCGTGGCTGGGCCATACGGCTCGAAGGTCGGCCAAGGCGTGGGCGTGGGCAGCTACGTCCCGCAGGCATACTTGCCCGTTGGCGAACTGATGATGGCAGACCCTGATGTCTCCACGGCGCACCAGCAAAATGCTTTGGACACCCTCAATTCGATGGCAAGCGCAGGAAAGAGCGTTTCTGAAATCCGCGATCTACTCAACAAGAAGGCATACGGCGGTGTTGCGGGCGGTTACGCTGAGGGCGGTGGTGTGCAGCCACAGGTGCATAATGACTATCTGTCTAGCACACTGGCCGCGCAGGAAGCGAACAAGGACAAGCCAGAACTCAAGACCGCGCAGCCAAGCGAGGCTCCAGAGTCACCATTCAGCCAAATCCTTAAACTGGCCACCACCGTCATCCCAATGATGAACACTGGCGGCGTTGCTGCTGGCCGTCACGGCTATGCCCTCGATGGCGCAGTTGAGGAGCGCCTTCGTGATGCTATGCGCAAGGCTGCAGCCGCTGAAAACGACATGCGCCTGACCCGCGATGAAATTCCTGCCGTGCAAAACCTTGGTGACTTGCCAGACGCAAAGGTTGTAGCCGCAGAAGCGCCAACTGGTGTCTCCCCAAGTGGGTACGTTGGCCCAAAGACCCGTGGCGAAGGGTACATTGGCCCAAATAGCCGCTCTGAAGCAGCAAGTTACTATTTGGGATTTAACAAACCAACATATCAGCAAATAGATGATGTTTCGCTTTCTCAAGGAATTGACACTCCTATCGAATACCTCATGCCCCCACGCCCTACCGCCGTAGCCGCAGAAGCGCCAACTGGTGTTGTGCCAGATGCGGAAAATGACATGACAGTTCCAGAATGGCTTTCCACTTTCAGGCTAAATGAGAGAGTGCCAGCGGGTATGGCGGCGATTGCAAATCTTTTATCCGTTCCAGTTGCAGGTGCGGTCGGCATTGGGGCTGGCCTTGTTGGCGCTCCAGAGTTTGGAAATGCCGCAATGAATTTCGCTGGAGATCGCTATAATGACTATGTGGATGCCAATACAGCGGCACTTGGTACTGACAGTCAAATCGCAGAAATGTATCGCCGCAATGCGGCTGAAAATTTGGTTGCTGAAAATGATGCCGCGAACCGCGCCATTGCCGAAGCCCCACTTACGGTAGATCAAAGACCAAAGCCACGCCCAGTTGTTGGTGGCGTTGTTCCAGAGAGGTATATTGGCCCCAATAGCCGCGCTGAAGCGGCAGACTATTATTTGGGACTCAACAAGCCAACAGACGATCAGCTTCTTGATGTTTTGATTTCTCAAGGATTGACTGAACCTGGCGACAACCTCCTCCCCCCTGCCCCCACTGGGGTTGTTCCAGTCTCAGCGCCCGTCGATGGCCAGATGAGGCCAAAGCCACGTCCAGAGGGTCTTGGTGCGGCTACAGCGCCTGTGGTGCCAGCGAAGCCAGCAGCGGACACGCGCCGCAAGATCGCAAGTGTAATCGGCAGTGGTGATGGCTTCACTGACGTTGTGTACACTGATGGCACGAAGGATCGCATCACAGGAAACCTGAACTTCAGGAACAATAACCCAGGCAACATGGAATATGGTGATCTTGCCAAGAAGTACGGCGCTGTCGGCACGGATGGACGCTTTGCCGTCTTCCCTGACTACGAGACTGGCCGCAAGGCTCAAGAGGCTTTGCTGTTTAATAGCGGCGTATATGAAGGCAAGACAATCGGGAGTGCCATTGCAAAGTACGCGCCATTTGGTGACGGAAACAATGACCCTGTGGCGTATGCCAATAATGTTGCTGCGGCACTTGGAGTTCCCGTTGACACGCCGCTTTCAGCATTGAACCCAGAACAGCGCAACGCGATGCTGACGGCAATGGAGAAACAAGAGGGCGGCGGTGGTCTGTCAACCTTCTCAACCACGCCACTTGGCGCGGATGGAAGTCCCGTGCCACTTCGCGGCGGTGTTGCTGGGGGGGATCGCCCCATTGGCGGCGTAAAGCCATACGAAGACCGCAACGCCCTTGGCAAGATCATTTACGACGAAGACGGCAAGCTGAACAAGAATGCCATGCTCTCGCTGTTTGCGGGCCTCGGTGACATGCTGACATCGCAAAGCCCATTCCTGCTGCCGTCCATCGGCGCGGGCGTTGCTGGCGCGGCCAGAACCTACATGGCCCGCGAAGGGCAACTGGCTGACATTGCCAAGACGCAGGCTGAGACAAACCGCACCAACATCATTGCTGCATCTGAGCGGTTCTTCGATGTTGGGGGTCAGCCTATGGTAACACTCCCAAGCGGTCAGCCAGTTTCATATTGGGATTTGATGGACAGTCCAGAACTCCAAGCTCAATTTGCTCCAGGTGAGGTTGAGGCTATTAGCCAACTTGTAAAAGCAAAAGGCTACACAGAAGGCCAAGACCCAGCGGATTTAGGTGTTGCGGTTAACCAAGGGGTAATGGATCAATCCATATCCCAAGACAGGGAGGCCGTTCAAAGGCCAGGTGGCATGGAAGCCCTGAAGAATAATCCTGTATTACTGTCTGATTTGTCAGACAAATCTGTGAATGCGTCCAGCGAAAAGCCAAACACTATTGAAATGTTTGACGTGGTATCCCAAGGCGCTGCGGATGGAAACTTTGGCTTTGGGGGTAACTTCTATGCAAACAATATCTCCCCAATCATATCAAGGTCGGCGCAGATTTTTGGCATTCCATTGAACGAAGATGGAAGTCTTGCAGCCGAAGCAAAGGCTCAAATCCTTGGAAAATTGTCAACCGTCAATGCAAATTCGACAATTGATGAACAGCGAGCGGCATCAGTATTCAAGGCGTGGATGGATGTGTCTCCAAATCTTGATATGAATAAAGATGCAGCAGCCGTGATAACCGCAACCTTGATGATGTCCAATCAGAACGCAATTGACGAAGAGAAGTTTGTCAGAAGATATGTCAATTCTGATACGCGAGCCTTGGCATCCAGCGGACGGACAGCTTACAATCAGACCTACGGCGCGCTCCGCCAGACTGAAAAAGAGAACTTAGCAAATCTCATTAAAATGTCTGGTGATGAATCTGTCAGGACTTTTATGGAAGAGGCAAGACAAGGTGTGATTTCAAAAGAGGAAGCGCAACAGGTGTTGAGCGCCATCTTGGGCGGAACTGCATCTCCGCTTCTCTACAGATACTTTGTGATGGAGTAACGACATGGCTGATGGCATTGATTGGGATGCGGCTTCAAATTGGGGCCAAGGTCGCTCGAGGGGCAAATCTCTGGAAGAGCGATACCCCATGCTCTACGGGAGTGAAAAGACTTCCACACAAGATGAAAATACCCAAAAACCTCAAGGGGAAACCCCGAAGCCAGCACCAGAGACGCGCGTTGCAATCAGCCCAGTTGAGGGAGAGATGCCCGCATCCGAGTACGCCAACATGCCCATCGGTCAGGTGCTGGGCAAGGCTGTGACCAATCTGCCCAGCAGCGGCGTTAATACGCTCAAGCAGCTTGGAAATGCCATCTACAATTACGACGACACGCTTTCGGCCATTGGTGACGTGGGCAAGGGCTTGGTATCCAAGGCTGCTGGCGCAGTTGGCGTTGAGCAAGACCCAACCAAGAAGGCCGAAACAGAGCGCGTGGTTGACGCTATCGGCGGCATGTACAAGGACAGGTACACAAATTACGGCGAGTTTGCAAAGACGCTGGCTGAAGACCCGTTTGCAATTGGTATGGACGTTGCCACGGTTGTCCCAGGCATCGGCCTTGTATCAAAGGCACCCTTGGCGGGAAAGATCGCAAAGGTGGCGAGCTTTGGTGACCCGTTGGCGATTGCCACGAAGGCGGTATCAGCCGCACCCAGCTTTGTGGCTGGCGCACTGAAAATTCCGCAGGCTTTGGCAACTGGATCGCCAGCGGCTGCGCTTAGTATCGGCCAGCAGCTTGGCCGCACTGGCGATAAAATTGAGAGAAATGCATTCCTGCGCGGCACAAGAAAGGACGTACCACTCAGTACCGTGTCCGACCAAGCGGTTGACTTGGTTCAGGAGTTGAAAAACAACGTGCAAAGTTCTTACTTGAGGGGAAGGTCATCCCTTGCAACGCAAGAATTGCCGATGGGGGACATTCTTGCGGCACTTAATAAGGCTGAATCAAGCCTTGGACTGAACACCTATGCTTTTCCAGAAGTTAGGGCCGTCTTGGATAGTATGAGAAAACAGATTGATGAATCTTATACACACCCAAATCCAGCGGCGCGGAGTGCTGTTGAACTTGACACCCTAAAACAATCTTTGAACGATATTATTAGGCTGAACTCTAAAAATTTAGGAGGTAAAATCGGCTTGGTGGGGGAGGTAGCAAGGTCTGTTAGGGATACAATTGCAAGGGCCGACCCGACTTATGCGAAGATGATGGAGGATTACCAGCAGTGGATTGAGCATTTCAAGGACTTGAATGCTATCGGCGTTAATGCAAACCTGTCTGAGACGGCCAGAATACAAAAGCTGCTGACGCTCCTTAAGAAGGAGGATCGCCTTGATCTTTTGAAGAAACTTTCAGAGGGTACCACAGCGGGCAAGGAGTTGATCCCCATGCTGGCTGGCATGGCGTTTAGGGAAATTGCGCCGCCAGCCTATCAAGGGTTTGGACTTGCTGGACTTGGTATGCTTGCCACTCAGGGGCCGCACGGGATAGCCGCAGCGGCAATGGGCAGCCCAAAATTGGCTGGATTGAGCCAGTACGCATTGGGGCGCGCAGGAAGCATGGTTCCGCAGGTAAACTCCGCAATCCCGAATGCTTTGGTGAACCTTGAGGGTCAGCGCGCAGGATTTAAGACGGGCGGCAGGGTGGGCAGCCACGATGCTGAGGCAGACCGCTTGGTAATGGCCGCAGAACGTGCTAAGAAGGGCCTGAGCGCCCACACGGAGGGCCTGCTGAACACGTCCGATGATGCGGTGGCCAGCGCCCTCGAAATTGCGAACAGGAGCA